CCAACGATTCCTGCACAAAAGTTTATTTGATAATAGCCAGCCGTAGTTGGTGTGAAACGGAAATTAGTTGTTGGATCATAATTTCCAGCAGTATCAAAATCTTCTTCATTGTAATTGACTTTAGTCCAAGTGTTTTGGCTAATTGAATAGTTAGCAGTTCTATTGGCTCTAAAGGCAGGGCCACTTGTTGCGCTGGCAGCAGCCCACTTTAACCCTGTTGCTTCAGCCGAGTCGGCTGTCAAGACTGTGTTGTTTGCGCCAATAGCCAGCCTAGCATCTGCACTTGATGTACGTGTGTAAAGATCGCCCTTTGTGGTTAATGGCGATGAAGTAGATTGAGTAAATTCCAAGAAAATTGCTGCACTAGCACTAGTAAAATATAAAACGCCGCCATCATATTGATTTAACGCAAGACTGCCAGCTGTATTTACTGTCGCTGTTCCAGCCGTTACAGTGCAGGTTCCTGCACCTAAATTAACAATCGTGACAATATCACCAGCAGAAAATAATGATGTATTGACCGTGATTGTTGTTGATGATGCGCTTGTCATTGATATAGCAGTGCCAGCATCGGCAGCGACCAATGTGTATGAAGCGGTCTTTGCGCTCGCTGATCCACCGAACATCGCGGTTTGTTGCAACGATGTCATCTGGGCAGCGGTCAAGACCTGACCAGTAGTAAACGTTTGTTTTGCCATTGTGCTCCTAGTACGCTAAAGAATCTTCATTCAGCAGGCCGTCTACCGATGAGTCTAGCACGAAGCCACTAGCAAATGGCTGCGCTGTTGTAAATGTAGTAAAAAATGAATTTGGCGTGATGTCATAAGCGACGCCTGTAATGACCGTATTACTGGTCACTGCGCCACCCTGTAAGGTCTGTATTACGGTAATGGGTGAAAAAACGTCAAGATCTAAAGCTGCGGTCACGCGCGCCGTATCACTTCCATCAGCTGCATCGATAGTGATTGATTCCAGACGTAGATCTGACCCGACTTCTTCACGACTTGCAATAATCATCAAGGCTTGATCCAAAGCGTCGGCATCTGTTTGGGCAATGCTGCTGCGATTGCGCGCGTGCGTAAAATAGACGCTTTGACTCGCTGCGGAACTAGCCGTCTGAGCTGTGCCACCAGTCCGGGTCACAGTGCAGACATTGACAAGGCCAAAATCAGACAAATCAAAAGAAGCTCTTTGATACTTGACCGTGCTAGGTGCGCCCGTATCGGAAAAGGTCGTCGGTGTGCCACCTGACAAACTGATGACATCTGCACGACTTAAAAATTTTGCATAACCTTGTTGGTTCATAAAAAATGCGCCAAGATCAGTTGCTTCAACAGTCTGACAGGCCGCCAATAAGGTGCGCGTGCTCCCATCATCTGCCTGCACCGTTGTCGTCGCAGTAGTGGATATTGAACGCATACCACCGGGCCAATCGCCTTGATCAAGTAGGCTGGTGATGCGCTGCGCTGTCGTTTGTCCAGCCGTGCCGCCTGTAACGCTGGTGATGCTTGTTAAATTGAGTAACTGGAAACCGTCGACGCAATTCAAGTCCACGTAGGCAGGATCAAAACCTGTCGGGCTGGTGTATTTCCACGATTGGATATACATCGCACCTAGCGCGTATTCAGTGCCGGCAAACGTACCTGTGAAGCGAATCTTGCGCATCGGTAAAATCTTGCCGTATAGCGAGCCTGACGTATTTTCTGGATTAAATAACCCATTTTCATCAATCAATCTGACTGCTGCATTGCCAGCCGTAAAGCTGTCAGATGTTCGATTGTAGGCTCTACGAATTGATGCCGTTAGAACGTATTGAGTGACGTCCAAAATATCATTGGCGGCGTTTGCTAACACGCCTACACCCAGCGGTGTAGACGAATCTCCGAGCACTAAAGCTGGATCAAAGCTTGCACCGTTACCAAAATCAATTAGGCAACCAAAGACTGCGCCAGTCATTAGATTTCACTTAATACGAGCGCATTACCCGTTCGCTGACTTTGATAGACCGCATCGGTCACAGCCGACACTAAATCATTTTGACTAATCACAGAGCCGCTGACATTAACATTGACTGTTACGCCGCCTGTAGCGGTGCTACGTGTCAGAGCAGTCAAATCTTCGGGTGGGGTTATGTTCTTGTAAGCTGTTCGCGCTTGACCGTAAATACGCTCGCGTTCACGAATTTGAGCGACAATCGGGTTCAAATCAACTTCTGGTCTAAAAGGATTCATCAAAGGTTCCATCGAGCCCGATGCAATAAATTGGTCAATTAATCTTTTTTCACTAATACTGAGTCCTTCTACAATGTTTTTTGTAAAGATTGGATCGGTATAAATAGGCGAAAGAGCTGTTGCAACTTGTGATTCATACACACGTAAAGCTGCTTGTATTTTTTCAATTTGACTTTGTGCGGCTGCAATATCTGCCTTGAATCCCGAAGTATCCGCCGTGATTTTTGTTTCAACCTTAACGACCACAGGCTCTTGCAATTTTGAAGTTAATTCTGCTAAAGCTTTTTTATCTTTTTCAAACCCACTAGCTTTGAGTAGTTGATACATATTTTCTAAGTTCATTGCTTCGTCATATCGATTTTTTGTAGCAGAATTCAATGTCTTGATTGCCTGTTCATCATCTTGATAATCTGATGTTTTCAAAGCAATGAGCTGTAATAGGCGATCTTTATCTGACGCCAATATGTTACGGCGAAGCGCAGCCTGTTGATTGATGGCCTCGATGTCGAATTTGTATTGAATCGTTTTGCGTAACTTTTCTACGGCCTCGCTGCGCTTTTTTTCCGCATCACTTTTTTTCTGTTCTTTAATAATCTGCGAATTGATCTTGGCTAGTATCTTTTGCAATTCTGCTGCACGTTTTTGCTCGGCAATAGATTTCTTGACAAGTTCTAATTGAGTGGGCGTTACAGTTAAGGCATCTTTACCTTTTGTGCGTATAAAGTCCAACGCAGCCGCAAACGGATTTAGACCCTGTCGGATTGCTGATTGTGCCGCTTCTTTGACTAAGGCAAAGTAACCAGCCAGACCGCCTTGACGTGATTCGCCGATGATTGCGCCAATACCGACAAACACTTCTTGTAAAGATTTTGATACGCCATCGAGTGCTATTTCTGCCCCTGTCGAGCTTGCGGTTGCAAGATCTAAAGCCTTGACCAAACCTGCACCGATTGTTTCACTAGCTTCGTCTGCGGCTATAGAAATCGCTGCTAGTCTGCCAGAATAAGTTAAAGCTGCGGCATCTGCCTGCCCTGCAAATTTGGCCGTGATGAGTGCAACGATGTCATCAAATGTGGCAGCCTTAAGTTGAGCCTTTGTCAATCCCAAATTAAGCCTGGTCAATGCTGTGTTGTTTCCTGCAAAGGCTCGACTTAGGCCAGTAACGACAGTTTGTAGATCCTTACCACTACCAGCCGATACGTCTAAGGCTGTTTTCAGTAGCTTTTGTGATTGTTCAAAGTCAATACCAGCATTGATTAACTGCGTTAGAGCTGGTCGTAATTCATCGTCTGCCACGCGCGCCGTGCGCTGTAAATTACTAATAAAATCTTCTGCCTGTACAGCCTTCAAGCCTTGCGATGTATTTTCCAAAGCGATATTTAGTCTACGAATAGCTTTTTCTTCACTTAAAAACGCTTTGACGGCGGTTTTACCATACGCAGTAATGGCCACCACGCTAAACGTGCTAGCCAGTTGTTTGCTCAAACCGCCTAAAAGTTTGTCGGATTTCTTTGTTGACTTTTCAAGATCCTTGAAGCCTTTGTCTTGTAATTTTGTAAGTAGATTGATTGCAACGTCGCGTTGTGCCATCAAAAGCCCCTAGCAAATCGGCCCAGAAATCGCGTCACAACTTGTTCAACTTCTTTGGCTATGGCAGGCACACTGTCTTCCGCAGCACGATACAAAATTCGACCTTTCTTGCGGCCCTGTTGTATTACGTATTGTCGATTGAGCACAGCTTCAAAGTCCTCGCCAGCTCTAGGATTGCGTGATCTGCTTTTATCCTTTGTTGCATTACCGGGATTTAGGCCAGCTAATTCAAAGATTGCACCAGCCGCAGTTTTATTGATCACGCGCAAAGCTGCTACTTCGCGTAGTTGCTTACCAAAAACGCGGCCGCCAAAGCTTGCAGATCGGTTCACTACACCCTGCCGTTCAATTTTTATTCCCTTTTGCACGTCTTTTGATCGCCAAACCCATCTTTTGTCTGCGTCACGACCGCGATGCTCTGTGTCATTGACCCATGGTGGAGTTGTATAGGTAGGGGCATCTTGTTGCCATATAAATTGACCAGACCCAGAGCGTATGTCATTTGGCACAAAGGTGCGCGCCTTGGATACCAATGGCTTTGCGGCAGTCGTAAGAGCTTTGGCCATATCCTTAACAAGAATGGGATCAATCTTCTTAAGGTCACGACGAAGTTTATCAAGGTCTGGTATCAATACCTTACTTTGATTCACTATCGCCTCCTTTTCGTGCTCATTGTCTTGCGAGCCTGCGCCTGCTCAATCAGAATCGATCGAATAGCTGCATAAATCGCAGGTTCACAATCTAGCAAAGCGTTAGGCGGTATCCCAGTGGCGACCGACACCGATGCTATCTCGTAGATTTCACCGTGTCGGTCTATCCATTTTTTGTATCGACCACCAGATCAATATCAGAAAATTGATTTAACCACTCGTTATTCAATTCTGCAATCTGTGTGTCGCCCACTTGCTTTTGCAGATAATGGGCAAACCACCACAGATCGGTTTCGCGCTGCTCATCTATGATGCGCCTACGCCACCCGACCTGATGTTGCGCTTCAAACGCAACTTTGGCAGATGGCGTTAGGTCATAGAGTAGTTCTTTGCCGTCTTTTTTTACTAGCTTTATCTTTGTCGAAGCCATTTATTGTCCCCTTTTCCTTAGATTAGCTGGTTGCCTTTGTTAAGGCTGTTACTGGTAGCGTGATTGATGCTGTTGCCACATCTTGCAAACCGTTGATTGGCTGCCATTGTGCGACCAGCACCGACATTGAATAACGTGGATTTGTTGCCGACACTGTGCCTGATACTGGTATCAGTTCCAAGGCCAACTTTGAACCCAATGCATCTTCAAAGATGCCATTGACCGAGCTTGCAGCGAAGTCGTTGTAGACCTCAAGCGAAACGCTTGGTCGTTCAATTCCGCCAATAAGATTTTGGACGGTGTCAGTCATCGCTGTTATTTCAACAGCGTCAATTTCACGGCTAAGGCTAACGGTGCTCACAAACGTGGTGATTGTTGTGCTGCCAGCCTTAACGTGCACTTTGTTTCCCATAAAGATGGCCATATTTGCTCCTTTGTTAGCCCATCAGTTCTAGCAAATATCTATAAGCTAGATAGTCATTACCTGCTACGGTCACAGATCCGGCGGTTGCCGCTGTGACTCGAAGCGTTTGCACTGCGCCGCTGAGTGTTACATCGCCTTCGATTGCGGCTTTGACCGAAGATGATCCTGATCCTGCTAGATAACCATCGAGCTTTGCCTGCCCTGCTGTTTCACTCATCCGTCCCACGATGAGCAATACAGTACAGTTTGCAGTATCGAGCCCACGATTCATTGCAGAATCAAAAGTTATGTCTAATTGCCCAACGATTGCCGCTGGTACGTTGACCGAATCTGGAATGTGGTCATAGCATTTGAGTCCAGAAATCGTTGCCAATCTTGTTTTCAAGTTTGTGCGCACAGTCGACGGAACCATTAAGCAGCCACCTCCCGTTTATATGCGCGAACCATTGCAGTCACATCGCGACCAAGTGGTGACATACGAATTGCGCCCAGATCGCCAAGACCTAAAACACCACCGGGTGAGTCTTTGCGCTTGTATAAATCAGCAGTCAAAATCTGTGTTGCTACTTCGATGTCATCGGGCACACTAGGCCAGCCCCATTTTGCGGTCACTTGAACCCCCGGACGTAGGCCGTTACTAAATAAACCAGGAAAGATGGGAAAACTTTTGCTCGTATTCACAACGGTCAGCTGTGTGATTGGACGACCTTTGGTTATAGCGGTGAAGGGTTCAACCAAGAAATCTGTAGTGATTGTTAGCGTGGTTTCGAATGTGCCATCGCCATCATCATCGGTCTGGACAATCAAACCGCTTGTCGAGCTAATGTCATCGACAAAAGTATAGATGTTTGAATAGGCACGATAGGTGCGAGCAGATGCAGCTGCATCGGCGTAAAAACGTCTGTTAGCAATGCGATCGATGCTGCGCGATGCGCTTTCAATAAGGTTTTCCAATAACGTGTCATCGCTGGAATCAGTGATTGATAAAAACGTCTTTTGATTATTAAGTGTCGTGTACCCGTTAGTTATAGCCACAGATGATCCTTTGCGCTAGGGACAAGTAGCAGTCGAGCGCATCGAAATATGTAGACGCTCCTCATCTTCATAAAAAACACGCTCCTCAAAAGAATCATCTGTGGGTATAACCACTAGGGGAGTTTCAAGGCTCCCCTAGATGGTTGATCGAACTAGAAGCTAGGTGTCGCTAAGCCAGTGCCGTTAATCTGCGCAAAGGCTTTTGGATAACGCAAGCTTGTGTAGGCCATAAAGCCGTACAGCACAATGTTGAGTGCAACCTTGCCATTTGGCTCTTCGAAACTGACATAGGTTGGTTGACCTGCCTGCTCGAATAGGTGTGACTCATTGAGATCGACAATGTGAATGGTGTCTTGGTTTGTTCCAGCACCACCGGTTGTAGCGATGTTTGCATCGGTGATGATTGGTAGACCCAAGATTGAGTAACCAGAATTGTTACCGTAGTTTGGATACCCTTCACCAGATGCCATTGCGTTGACTGGGTTATATGCAGTCGGTACGACCAATGGACGATTCTGTCCATCAAGACCTGCTAAGAAGAAGCCAAGTCGACGTGGGTGCATAATCACTGCATTTGGAGTCGCAAACACGTTGGTCTGAATTTGTTGAATTGCATCGGCGATCTTTGGATAAACTCCCGCAACCGTACCTGTGGTCGCTGTGTAAGTGACCAAGATACCTGTCGTCATATTTTGAATACCCAATGGCTGACCGTTTGAGCCAGTGCCATTGATAATCAGATCATCAACCTTTGTGTTGTATGCGCGGATTAGATCCTGCAAAATGATTGACTCAAGTTGGTATCCGCGAAGTAATGCTTGCTTGGATACGCTGTTTTGACCTGCGACTGTATTGACGTTGATAGTCAATGACGAATCTGCTGGATCTGTGCTGACCGCTGCTGTGTTTTGTGAAGTCTGTGCAGCGACCTGTGTACCTGTGCCGATGAGTGACAAGACCACTGACATACCCTGTGCAGGTAGTTGATGCTTGCGGCTTGCATCTGCGAACGGACGACCAGCGCGAAGTTTTGGCGCGTATAGATCGGTTAAGTATTGTGGTACGACAAGACCAGAAAAATCACCTGTTGATGTAGCACGATATTCGTATGCCATTTCTTTTTGGTGACGGCGAATACGGTCGCTGGCCTCGATGTCGGTGTTGAAATAATCTTTTACCGCATCGCTTAGGAAGCTGTATTCAGAGCGTGTGTGATAAGTCAATGGCTCATTGCCAACTTTGATTTGCTCTGTGCGCTTTTCTGCTGGCTTGTTTGCGTCGACCTTAGCTGCTAGATCTGCTGCCTTGGCATTGCGTAATTCAATATCTGACATCTGCTCGATTCTTTCATCAAGTTTCTTAACCTCAAGGTTAAGAGCTTCAACGTTTGCAAGCTCCACTTCGGTGATGTCGCGTACTTCTTCTGCTGCACGATCCACGATTTGTGCGATGAGCGCAGTCTTGGCGTCACGCTTTTCGCGCAACGATTCTAAAAATGCGTTTGCCATTTTTTTCCTCCTTGTATGGGCAATCGGACGAGAAGGTGTTGAGCAAAGCGCGCAAGGTGTTGCTAATGCAAGGTGTTACTGCGCTACGTCAAGGTGTTCTTTGACGGAATAATAATACTATAAATTTTTCAATCGGTGTAAGATGTCAAGTGCGACTTCGATACGATCTTCCTGTCTGGCCGCTATCGCATCTGCCCAACGCTTCCCAGCATCGCCACCCCATAACGCCCACGCGATTCGACCGTTGCTTGGGTAGCCATCTTCGCCGGGTCTAAATCCTTCAGCTTCTTTGTCAACTTCGTGACGTGCAAAGAATGATCGCATCCGCAATACGGTTGCGATTGGCAGACTCTTGCCACTTGCAATATCGCGGGCTCGCGCTATGCCGACCGCCGTGCCACCTCGACCAAACTCACGACGCCACGCCAAACCGCGCTCTGCCTCGCTACGCATTGCTGCGGTTGGTTCATATGTGCGTTGACGCTCTTGTTTTTTCTTGCTATATCGTGGGTGACCAGAATTGAGTAGATCATTATCACCCACATAAGCTTTATTCTTTGGCGCGCCTGTCCTAGCAAGATACAGAAAAGCATTTACGCGCGCCATCGCCCATTGTGCCCTGCCAATACCGGGACGATGCGATGTTGAATATGCACCTGAGCCCCTACGATAAACAGCCTTCAATGCACCTACGCGCACGCGTGTCCACGATGGTCGCCCAGCTTCACGCATTGCTTCGTTATGATCGTCCGCTTTGTTTTGTAAAGCTTTGACCGTTGCCGCATTGATAGCAATTCCGCCTGTCTGCGTAGCTGCTGATCCGGGCTTGTTTTTTTCGCTTCCAGATATTTGATCCTTCTTCGGCGCTGGCGCATCGGCGCGATTTTGATTTGATGCCCATCGATTGCAGTAATAATTGGCGCGTATGTTTGCGTCCCACAATGTGCAGTATCCATTTTCGTTGTAAAGACAGTTGCCACAGTTGCGACCTTCGGGCACATCCTCGCTCGATGCTGGCCGATAATTCGGTGGCAGCTGGCGATCGCCATATTCGGCAATGTTGATCGCAGTCAGTTGCGCTTCAGCTTGCGCCTTTGTTCTATGGCAGCCCAGTAGTTCATTGCCTAAGTCTTTGACAACGGCAAAGCCGTCACAGTCTGGATGATTATTAACTACGCTGTAAGGCATTTAATATGGCCCTAGCGTTTTCAAGATTCGGCGTTGGCGGTATCACTTCTTCACGTACACCACTCACCGCAGCCATATCACCGTACGCGCCAAACGTTACCAGTGACACTTCGGCTAAATGAGCTTTAATTCGCTCAATGACGCCATCGCTGCGTTTGCGATTCTTTAATGGTTGGAAGCCAATCGACAGATGATCCAGCGCGCCATCTTTGACCAGCTCTAAAGCATCGTCGCCTTCACGGGTTTTACTAATCTTGAATTCAGCATACAAGCCATCATCGGTTTCGCGTAGCAAGGTTGCGCGTCCAATAGGATTTTTCATATCGTGGTTTCTTAACAGCTTGACGCGATGTGCTGCCTTGATGACATCAGCGAAAGCGCCCTTACGAAACACCTCTGTCGTGCTGCCGTCAATCCTTTGCTCTTTGTCATAAGGCACAGCCATACCATAGATTGTGCGGCCATCGCCATCAGTGCGTACTTGCAGATCAAGCATATAGACGCGCTGCTCATTATTCGTCATCGATATTATCTTCCTCACTGGAGCTTTCTACATAGTCATCATCCATATCGATTGGTTCATCATCAACTGGATTTATTGGGTCGCGGTTTTCCATATCTCTTACCTCATCTGGTGTTAAGAATCCGTTTGCGATTCCTATTTGGTATGCCTCGAAACGTGACTTTGTATCTGTACGCAACAATGTGTCGTAATCAAATCTAGCCACCTGTCCACGCACTAAAAGATCTGATAATGCCTGCTCAATGCGCTCTGCGATTGGCTGTATTGACCAACGAACCAGCTGTAAGTTTTCTTGTTCGACATTGCTATACGTGCGCGATACATTAGGTGCGCCTAAATAATATGATGGCAATCCCAAGATATTGGCAGCGTCCGTCAATGACTGGACTTGTGTTTCGACCATCTGTGATTCTTGCGCATTACCAGATAACACTTCAAACTCTGTACTAGCATTGAGCACCGCAGGCGCGCGATTGCGACCGCTGTACATTTGGAGCCATTGCGACTTGAGCGCGTCTGCTTCCTCCTGTGTCAGATCGGGATTGGCTGACTTAATAACTGCTGTGGGATTGACACCACCATTGAAATAACTTGCAGTGTATTCATTGATTGCTATTGCTTTGCCAATCGCCTGTCTTTGCATATTGACAACGCCGCGTCCATAATGTTCACCGGGTAAGCAGAAATTTCTAATGTGTAAGATTTCTGTTGGTGCGTAATCTGTTGCATCAATGCGATAAATAATTCTACCGCGATCCTCGCGGATGTTCACGCGATCTACTGCAACTGGATAGAATTGATCTGGCAATCCATTGTCTGTTGGCTCACCCAAAACTGCGTAATAATTGCCGTCAAGTATCAATGATGCTGCCATTGCACTGATTGTTTCCATTCGTGTCTGCAATGGAACAGGCCGTTCTAAAATTTTAGGACAAGGTTTTACTTCGCGGCCTTTGCGATAAGCATTAAGATCTAATGCGCCGATTGCATCTGCTATAAGTGTCGTACCTCGATATAAAGCTGGGACGCCAAGTGTTGTATTTGTGTCAACATATGTGCCCGACCAATTACTTTGAAACGCACGTCCAACCCGACCCAATGAATCGACATAGCCGGCAGATGTGTAGACCACCGATGGCTGGATACCTCGTTTGAGTAATTTACCTAGCATCGCGCGATTCTCCCCGTTCTAAGGCAATCCCAAATAATAGACAAAAGGAGCCTGCTAATACTATCGCAAATGTGGTATTGATTTGTGCTACTCCAAAACAAATTACTATGGAGCCGATGACCTGTAAGGCTATAAATGCTGTTTTCAAAATATCTTACTCCTTTGAACTGGTTGCTCGATTGGTTTATTGACCACGCCATATCTGGCCAATGTTGCAGCGACCAAGGGCGTAATGTTATTTGTATCGTGTCTGCGCCACGCCCACGAATCACCTAATGCTCGACGGCTTGACCCAATGATGGCTTGTCGCAAATTTGGATCATCAAGGTGGCAGATGGTTCTAGCTTGGACACCATCATAGAAACTGCCACAAGCACGGGCATAATCGCGCAATCCTAAAGATATGACTTGGATACCTGCGTTTTCTAATTGAACAATAAGACTGCTGGCTGGTGCGCCTTGATCAATGACAACTGGTGCTTTCCATCGTTTTGCAATCTCAATCAAGCGATCGGCAACCCAGTTTGCTCCATCTTTTGCTTCGACGATTTCTACTGGTGTTAGGCCATTAACCAAGCCAGATACGGCGATTGCAGACTTATCACGCACTGGCGATATGTCTACGCCGAGCACTACTTCTTTGCCAACCGTGACATCTGTTCGTGCAAGGCCGTCCCATAAGTCAGTGGGAATCACTTGCACAGCTTCGACGGCTGGCCAGACATTAAGCCATTCTTTTGTAAAAATCTCTGGGCTGCTGGTATGTGCGGCTTCGCGTACTGCATCAAGCAAAACACCATTTTTTTGATCTAAAGTGGGTATCGCTTCACGCCATACAGCTTCATCAAGATAATCAAATTTGTCTTGACGTGGCGACCATTCAAACCACGCGAGCTGCGTCGAGCGATCATCAATACGGGTATGGGCTACGGTACGAAAATGCTCTAGCAGCTGTGAGCGACCGGGTATGCCAGCGTTGCTTACGATCCAGAGTTGCCCAGATCGACGTGTTGCTAGCGTTGGTTGTAATGATGCTAGAAGCGATAATGGATGAGTCAAAGCTTCATCGATGACCATTAGGTTCAGACTTAGACCGCGTGCCCCTTTGTCATTCGGTGTCACAATCCCGTAGCTTGATCCATTCTTCATATACAGGCGTTCAGATCCATTGATGTAGCTGATCTTATGAATTTGCCGTGCAATCTGTGGTGTGCGCTCAAAGCTTTGTACGTGCTCTAGCCACTTTAATTTTGCCATTGCTCGGTCTTGTGCTGTATAGGCAATCTGTTTGCGCGCTTGCAATAATTCAAAAGCAATTCGGACTTCGATGAGTTTGCTCTTACCGCCTTGTCTACCAACACTTGCGCCGACTGTGCGAAAGACATAGTGACCGTCTTTGCGTTCCAATGCCGTATCTGCTACACGACGTTGCCAGTCAAATAGTTCAAAGCCCATTAGTTGTGCGACTCGCGCTAATTTGTCGCCGTCAGTTGGTAATGATAAATCGCGAGCTGTTGCCCATCGTGGCTCGCAGGCTGTCATTGTGTCCATAGATCTTCGATGTTTTCTGGTGGTGCTAATTTGGCCCAGATTTCGCGCAGCTCTTTAGATATAGCTGGGACGCTGGATATGTTGTTGCCTGATTCTTCAATGCGATCCCACGCCGATGTCAGACCCATCAAGGTGGATTTGGTCAAGGCATCGATGTCTGTGCGATGGCGCAGCATCCTGCGCAGCGCACGTGTGTGTCTGCCTGTCTTACTCCTACCAGGCACGGCTGCGTCGGACGGCTTTTCGCTTTCGATTGCCATAGGTTGCCCCCCTTGAAAAATTACAATGTGCGCACGCCGGATAAAGTTGACCCTGCCATAGATCTGAATTTTCAAACTCAGCTAATGGTGGAACGTGGTCAAGCGTGGTCGCTGGTCGGATTTTGCACCAGTGACAGACCGGATTTGTAGCAAGCGCAATTTTTTTTATTTGTTTGTAAATTTTTGTGTATCTAGGTTTGCTTGCCATTATCTACCCATTTTGTCACATTTTGTTACAAAGTTTGAGCGTGGTTTCCACAGGGGGGAGATACGGAAGGAAGG